TGTTTGTATTTGTTTGGTTGAATGGTAAAGCACAATCACAAACAGGTTATAATGATGACTTGGTAATGTCATTCTGTATCGGATTATGGCTACGTGACACGGCTCTTAAACTTCGTCAGCAAGGAATTGATTTGAATAAACGAGCAATGTCTAATTTCCGTAGAACTGACACTAGCATTTATACAAACAAAAATCAACGGCCTGATTCTGGCTGGTCTTGGAACAATGGGTTTAATGACGAAAATTTAACCTGGCTTCTTTAATTGTCTATATTTATATTAAAAAAATAATATGGCGTCACTTAGAAAACGTTTAAATAATTTATTCAATACCAATGTCATTGTACGTACATATGGTAAAGATAAACTACGAGTTGTAGATACAAATCATCTTCAATCAGCTGGAAATTTGAATCAAACTAAAATTGCTGACCGTTATACAAGACTGCATGGTGCAAACAAACATCGTGTAGGAGGTATGGGTGGTTATGATTCTAATTACTATATGCATCAGAACCGTATGCAGTTATATACTGACTATGAAATGATGGACAAAGACCCAATCATCAGTGCAGCTCTAGACATATATGCAGATGAATCAACATTAGCAGATCAGTTTGGTGATATTTTAACAATCAAAACAAACAAGACTCAAATTCAAAAAATTCTATACAATTTATTCTATGATGTTTTGAATATTGAATTCAACTTATGGCCATGGATTAGAAACGTAGTAAAATATGGAGATTTCTTTTTGAAATTGGATATTGCTGATGAATTAGGGGTTATCAACGCTCGTCCATTTTCAAGTTACGAAGTAGAACGTTGGGAAGAATTTGATGAAATGACTGGCGATTATAAAATCAAATTTCGTCATGCATCAAGTCCTAATCTAATGTATGATGTGTTTGAAGTTGCGCATTTCAGAATGTTGTCTGATTCAAACTTTTTACCATATGGTAGATCCATGTTAGAAGGAGCTCGTAAAGAATTTCAAAAACTAACGATGCTTGAAGATGCAATGCTTATTCATCGTATCATGAGAGCACCAGAGAAACGTATTTTCAAAATTGATATTGGTAATATTCCACCAAATGAGGTTGATACATTCATGGAACAAATCATCAACAAGATGAAAAAGATTCCACACGTTGATCAAAATACAGGTAACTATAATCTTAAATTCAACTTGAACAACATGTTAGAAGATTATTATTTGCCAGTTCGTGGAGGTCAATCATCCACCGCAATTGACACATTACCAGGAATGCAATTCACCGGAATTGATGATATTGAATATGTTAAGAACAAAATGATGGCTGGTTTAAAAATACCTAAATCATTCTTAGGTTATGGAGAAGCAGTTGAAGGTAAAACTACATTAGCATCTCTAGATATTCGATTTGCAAGAACAATTGAACGCATTCAAAAGATAGTTTGTTCAGAATTGTATAAAATAGCAATTGTGCATTTAGCTACACAAGGTTATGAAAATGAAGATTTAGTTGGATTTGAACTAGAATTAACAGCTCCATCAATTATATATGATCAACAAAAAGTTGCATTGATGACTGAAAAAATGACACTAGCAACATCGATGAGAGATTCAAAATTAGTTTCAGACAAGTACATTTATGAATACATCTTTAATATGTCAGAAGAACAATGGCTAGAAGAAAGAACCAATGTTATTGAAGACTTGAAACTTAGATTCCGTCAAAATCAAATTGAACAAGAAGGAAATGATCCATCTGTAACGGGAGTATCATATGGAACGCCGCATGACTTAGCTTCAATGCACATGAGTTCCGATGAAGTAGAAGAAAAAGATAAAGGCGGTCGTCCGAAAGAAGGAATTAAATTTGGTCAACATAAAAATGCATTTGGATGGGATCCTACGGGTAAAAAAGAAATTGACCAAGCATTTGATGTTGACAATCAAAAAACAACATTTTTATCAGATCCGCGTCGAGAACGCAAATTGAATCTTGCAGCTGAAAATGTTATAAAAGCATTAGAATCTAAAAAAATAAAACAACGTAACGTGATATTAGAAACATTGAAACCGGCTTCAGAAAATGCAAATTCAGATGCAGGAACGTTACTAGATGAAAATAATATTTTATAACATATTTATTAAAAAGTGTTGAAAAACTGATATGAAAAAATTAAAACATTCGAAATATAAGAACACCGGCATTCTATTTGAAATGCTCGTACAGAAATTAACATCAGAAACGTTAACGTCAAATAAATCAATAACGATTGATATCATTAAAAAATATTTCGGTAAAAGCACAGAACTTTCAAAAGAATTGCAATTATATAATACGCTTGTTAAAGAACAACACAAAACTGAAGCACGTGCATTAGATTTTATTCGTACCGTAACAGATGCACATAAAAAATTGAATCGTGCTGTATTAAGTCGTCAAAAATACAATCTTGTTAAAGAAATTTCTGAAAATTTTGTTTTTGAAAACATGTCAAAAATTCATATCAATAACTATAAAACATTGGCATCAATTTACATGTTGTTTGAATATGAAGAATCAGATAATCCAAAACAATTGATGGAATGCAAAAATGCAATTCTAGACCATGCACTTTTAAGAGAACGTGTTAAACCAGAATCGGATCCGATACTAGAAACATTTGAAAAACAAGATAAAGATGTTCGTTTATTGACATATAAATTGCTTATTGACAAATTCAACACAAAATATTCAAGTGCATTATCAGAAGGACAAAAACATCTATTAAACAAATATATTACCAATGTTAATGATACAGAAGCACTTCGAGAATATGTTCAGAAGATTATTCCTAGTATCAAAAAACAACTTGCTAAATCAGCAAAAACAATTGATGATAAAGTAACAAAAATCAAAGTTGAAAAACTTTCGGAAATGTTATGTAATGTAGAATCAATTAAAAAACTTAAAGAATCTCATATACTTAATTTAATGAGGTACATGGATTTAGTTGATGAATTAAATGAAGTATGTGCATGAAATCATTCTTACAACAAATAGAAGAAGCATTCGAAGCAGTTGAAAAAACTAATGATATCGTTGATGATGTTGCAAATCAACATGCAACTATCGATGATGAATTAGAAGAAGCATCTACTTCCGGAGGTGCTGGTGCATATATGACACCAAATGCATTTTCTCCTGCAGATGATGATACTGTTGAAGCATTAGGATATAAACGTGTTAAAGAATCAGTTAATACGCCACCAACATATCGTCCCGGACAATATCAAAGTCCCGAATCAGTAGAAGAAGAATGGAATGATAAATTTCCATTTTCTGCTAAAAAATGGTATAATGCAGCCATGCGGTATCCATCCATTGATATGACAGAAACACCTAGCAGAACCAGAAAAGAAGATGTTCCAAAAATTTCACAGCATCATGTATTAGCTGATATAGTAAATGAAGCTATGGAAACTAAATATGAAAAATTAATTGAATCATATAGAAACTTTAAAACGGCATCTGGTGATACAAAACCTTCTAGCACTATTAAAAAAACTATAACGGAGATTGCACGTCGACTTAAAGAAATTGAAGATTCTGTTAATCATGCATCTCGTTTCAAAAATGAAGCGGGTGTTACATCATCTGCATATGGCCCGTCAACGACACGAGCATTAACAAAAATATCAGAAAGGCTGATTAAAATATCAGAACGAATAAGAACGTTAGGGGAGTAAGATGTCAAAACAACTATTAGTAGAATTTATGCCATTCAGGCCAATTAGTTCATTGAATGAAACTAGCGGTGCTGCATTTGGAATTCCTGGAGGATTTGTTGTACAAGGTGTTTTGCAAAGAGCAGGATCGAAAAATCAAAATGGTAGAGTTTATCCTAAAAATATATTGATGCGAGAATGTCAACGTTATCAGCGTGAATATATTGATCAACACAGAGCATTAGGGGAATTAGATCACCCAGAATCATCGGTAGTTAACTTGAACAATGTATCTCACAATGTTTTGAAGATATGGTGGGATGGCGATGATTTGAAAGGTGCAGTACAAATACTTGATACGCCATCTGGTAATATTTTAAAGTCTTTATTCAAAGCTGGTATTACGTTAGGTATTTCAAGTCGCGGATTAGGATCAGTTAAAGAATTACGTAATGAAGGTGTTGTAGAGGTACAAGAAGACTTTGAATTGATATGTTGGGACTTTGTTTCTAATCCTTCAACGCATGGGGCTTTTATGCGGCCTATTGGCATTAATGAATCAACTAATAAAAATATAGAACAAAATAAATACGCACGTGCAAATCAAATCATTACGTCGATTTTGTGCGAAGATGGAAAATGTAGGATATAACAATGGGACAGAAATTACAGATATTAAGAAATCTTTTAAATGAAGATAAAACTACAGTATTTAGTGCAGATCAGCCACAACCTGTTAGTGCAGATGAAAAACGAGCATTCATGGAATCATTAAAGCAGTTTTCTCAACTAGGAGAATCTGTTTATGGTCGTAACAATCTAGAAGAAATTACAGAACGGTTGAATCATATGGTTGAAACTGCTACACGCTTAGTTTCCGAATCTGGTGATATTACAGAAAAGATTGGTGGTTCTCGTCACATGAAATATATCAATGAAGCCATGAAAGAATTTAAAAAATCAGCTCAAGAAGTAGTAATTCACGAACGAAGAATGTCTGCTGCATATGAAGATATTGCAGAAGGACTTAAAAAATATTATGATATTGATTAATTTGGATTCATAGAATAAATTCAATATATTAAAGGTAAGTATGATGACTACGCTTAAAAAACTATATAGAGACTTTTTTGGTTTAACAGAACAAGCTGCACCTGTAAAAACAGATCCAAATAAAGGTACTGTTTCTACAAAAGATTCAAAAAAAGCTGCAGAATTAGCAAAACAAGGTGTTAATGTTAATTTAACAGAAACTGAAATTGATGAAGCCAAATTAGATAATAGTATAACAGATTATCAAGGCGGAGTTGAATATGTAATTCTACAACCAGAAAATGCACAAGCAGTTGCAGATTCAATTCGTCAATGGGCTGAGAAAAAAGGATTCACAGTAATCAAACAACAAGTATCTAAATCAGGACGAGTTGGATATTTTTATTTTAGATTAGGACAAGACCCTGCAGCAGAATCACAAAAGATTCAAGGATATTTTGCACAACGACCAGAATTAAAACATTTTAGATTCAATGTTAGAAATCAAAAACCAAAAGCTAAAGTGCCAGCAGCAGCACCAATAGTAAAAAGACCAAGTAAATTTTAAAATCAAATACATGAATAAAAAACAAAAACAACACAAAACAACCGTCCCGGGAAATTCTTCTGCAGTAAATGTTTTAGGAACTACTAAAGAAGATTTAGGTTATGCACTTAAAACATGGAAACGAAAAATTAAATCTTCCGGTGTTTTAGAAAAAGTTAAAGACAATAAAACTTTTGAAAAGCCAAGTGTGAAAAAAAGAGCTCAATTGATTTCGGCTCGTTATTTACAATACGTAAAAGATTTGCATAGAAATTAAATCTAAATTTAATTCATTTAAGCCCTAGCTAAAAAAGTTAGGGCTTTTTTACTGGTTTTTCAAACGGTATCATATTTATTCTTAGAATACGCTATTTTTTCTATTATATAGTGTCTATAAACAATTATTTATTCTTATTAAGATTACGAATAATCTTATTTCCAAAAACAAAATTTAAGGAGAACAAGGTATGGCAAAATCAGATTTGCTAAAAGAAGCAATCGCTGATGCAAAAGCAGTTAGAGAAACGGCATTAGCAAACGCAAAAATTGCACTTCAAGAAGCATTCGCGCCAAGAATCCAATCAATGCTTTCTGCAAAATTAGCTGAAGAATTAGAAGATGAAGAATCGGCAGCAGGTTTAGAAGCAGGAGTAGAAGATATGGAAGCTGGAGCGGAAGACTTAGAAGCAGGTGCAGACGAATTGGCAGCAGGAGCTGGAAATGATGTAGGTGATTTATCAATCGACGTTGATGGTGACGGAGAATTTGATGAATTTGATATCATGTCAAACGAACCAATTGTTGGCGCGGAAGAAGAAATGGGTGCAGAAGAAGCTCCAGAAGCAGATTATGAAGATGAAGGAATGGAAGAAGATTTAAATCTTGAAGAAATCCTTCGTGAATTAGAAATGCCGATGGGCGATGAAGGTGCAGATCATTTAGGAACTGAAGAACCAGCTATGGAAGAAGGTGCAGAAATGGGTCACGATGAAGAAGAAAACATTGATGAGATCATTGAAGCAATCTTACGCGAGACTGAAGAAATGGAAGAACCAGCATCGGATGTTTCAGCATTAGAAGAAGAAAATACAGAATTAAAAGATGAATTAGAAGAAGCTTATAATACAGTTAAACAACTTAAATCAGTTATCAACGAAGTAAATCTACTTAATGCAAAACTTCTTTACACAAACAAATTGTTCCGTAACTTTGATTTGAATGAATCACAAAAAATGAAAGTTATTGAGAATTTTGATAGAGCAGCAAATACAAGAGAAGCAAAATTAGTATTCGCAACATTGGCTGAAAGTTTCAATAAACCAAAATTGACTCCAAAGCGTAAAATGGTTAAAGAATCAATTGCATCTAAACCTGTTGCAACTACAGCACCATCAAAAGAAACAACACAAATTCTTTCAGAAGGATTCGAAATGGCGAACCGTTGGAAGAAATTGGCAGGATTAATTTAATTTTTAACAAAAACAAAAAAAGGATAAAACAATGAGTTTAAATTCATTATTACAAAGTCCGGATAATTCTCAAAGAGCTGCAGCAGTAGCTACTATTAAGAAATGGGAAAAAACCGGTTTATTAGAAGGTCTTCGTAACGAGACTGAAAGAGCAGGAATGGCGCAATTGCTTGAAAACCAAGCACGTCAATTAGTAAAAGAAGCTTCACAAACAGGTACTGCAGAAGGATCTGAAGAGTGGGCAGGTGTAGCACTTCCATTGGTACGTCGTATTTTTGCTGAATTTGCAGCGAAAGAATTCGTTTCAGTTCAACCAATGAACTTGCCATCAGGTCTTGTATTTTATTTAGATTTTAAATATGGTACAGGTCAACCTGGATTCACACAAGATCAAGCAGATCCAGTATCAGCTGCAGGTCATCCATTTGCATCACCTGAGTCTGATGATTCATTATTTGGTGTAACTAATACAACTGGTGATCCAACGGGAGGTCTTTACGGAGCAGGTCGTTTTGGTTATTCAATCAATGAAGTAACTGCATCAGTTTCTGCAACAACTGCATCAGCTGCATCAGCAGGTTCTGGATCAGTTAATTTTGATTCTGCTTATACTGCAAACTTAGCAGGATATTCAGTTGTTTCTGTAGGAACTGGTTCATTACCAAATGCAGATTTAACAGCAGTAAGATCATTCATATTAACTTCAGGTTCAGCTGGTACAATCATAACCACTGCAATGAATGTTCCTGCATTTACTAAATTTAATGCATCTGCTGGTACTGTTGAGTTCTTTATTTCTAAATCAGCTGGAATGAATGGATTGACAGGATATACTGCATATTATAGCAAACAACCTATCTCTTATAACAGAGGTGATTTTGAAGATGCAAATCCATTTAAAGGTTCTGGTGCTAATCAAGGTATCAATAACGGTACAGACATTGATATTCCAGAATTGAACTTAGAGCTTCAATCAGAGCCAATCGTTGCTAAGACACGTAAGTTGAAAGCAGTTTGGACACCTGAATTTGCTCAAGACTTAAATGCTTACCATTCAATTGATGCTGAAGCTGAATTGACTTCAATGTTGTCTGAGTATGTATCAATGGAAATCGATTTAGAGATTCTTGATATGTTGATTTCAGCAGCTCCAACAACTGAGTATTGGTCAGCAATTAACAACGAAATTTGGAACGGATCTAACTTTACAGCTCAAACTGTATCAAATGGTGGATTCTATAACACTCAAGGTGGTTGGTTCCAAACTTTGGGTACTAAACTTCAAAAAGTATCTAACAAAATTCACCAAAAAACATTACGTGGTGGTGCTAACTTCTTAGTAACTTCTCCTGCAGTTGCAACTATTCTTGAGTCTATCCCAGGATTTGCTGCTGACACTGATGGTACTAAATTAGAATTTGCTGCTGGTGTTCAAAAAATTGGTGCTATCAATAACAGATACACAGTTTACAAAAACCCATACATGAAAGAGAACGTAATCCTTATGGGATTCAGAGGAGCTCAGTTCCTTGAAACAGGTGCTGTTTATTCTCCATACATTCCACTTATCATGACTCCATTAGTATATGATCCAATCAACTTCACTCCACGTAAAGGTGTTATGACACGTTACGCGAAGAAAGTGGTCCGCCCAGAATTTTATGGAAAAATTTATGTACGTGGTTTGGAAACTCTTTAATAGTTAATTGATTAATTTTAATTGATTTAAAGACTTAACCAATTAAGAAGTGTCGTCGAAAGGCGGCACTTTTTTTATGTTTATTTAATATGACATTTTTATAGAATTCATATATTTATATTATATGGGGAGGTCATAATGGTAATATATGAAACGATTAACAAGATAAATGGAAAACGATATATCGGAAAGGATAAACATAATGATCCTAAATATTTAGGTTCCGGAAAATTATTGAATAAAGCGATAAAAAAATATGGACGAGAAAACTTCATTAAAACTATATTAGAACATTGCGATTCAGAAGAACATATGTCTGAACGAGAACGACATTGGATTAAGATAACTAATGCACAAATATCGGATTTATACTATAATATAGGTGAAGGAGGCAATGGTGGCGATAATATCACGAATAATCCTAAACGCGATGAATTCATGAAAAAGATGATATTAATAAACAATCAACCTAGAACTAATACAAAACATTCAGCTGATACAAAAGAACATATGAAACATGCTGCAAAGGGTCGATATACATTGGAATGGTTCCAAATAAAATATGGTTTAGAACTAGGAAAACAATATTATGATGAACGAAATTTAAAATTATCAGCAAGAGATCTTAAAGGACAAAACAATCCAGCATGGAGAAATATATCAAAAACGGAATTAATTGACGTTATACGAACCGGATGTACTATGCACCAATTATTGAAAACATTAAATATCAGCGAAACATGTTTACGAAACAAATTGGAATTATTCTGGAATTGTAGAACATATTCAGAAGTTAAACGCTTGATACTTTAACATAGCCCTTTCTTACTGTTTAGATATTTATATTTAAAAAGATTATGGCAGTAGATAGACATAAATATTCAATGGATGTAATCATACGGTATGATGGTCGATTGATTGATGTATTAGATCGTATTCGTGCAATTCGATTAGTGTTAATGGTTCATATTGAACAAGATCTTGGACCAGATAAAGAACGTATCAATATCAAGGTTATGACTCCATATCCAGCTCGGGAAACGTATCATGCAATTCGTAAATTATGTATAGGAAAAATTTCAGAATTACGTGAAATGACTTTACAAGAATCTACGTTAACAAAACTATTTTAATGAGATATACGTGCTGATACGTACGCATCGCAGTATTACTATTAAATATATTTATATAAAAAAGGATAATCATGGATTACTCAGAAAATAAACCAATATGGCCAGGAAGTTCATCATTTACGCCCGGGAAAACTCCATTTGGGTATTTTGATGCTGATCCGGTATTTTCTGCACATGCAGATAAATTTGCTGAATTTGCTGCTAATTCCGTTGGTTATCCCGTAATGGACGTTGAACTTCAAGATGTTAATTTTTATACAGCATTTGAAGCGGCGGTAATTGAATATTCAAATCAAGTTAATCAAGTTAATATAGTTAACAATCTACTTAATACAATAGGCTTACAGACTCAATCCAATCTAATTGGTCCGGCTGGGTTAACTGGTAAACCAGTAGGCAATTCACTTTCATACATTGTTAAACTTAGCAAAGCATATGGAACTGAAGCAGAATCGGGCGGAACCATTAAATGGCATTCTGCATCTTTTGATGTAGTCTCTGGTAAACAAACATATTCACTTCGTGAAGCAGTTTCGGCATCATTAGGATTTGAATTGAGCAATACAAGTTCAATTGAGATTCGCAGAGTATTGCACTATATGCCGCCGGCCATTGTTAGATATTTTGATCCATTTGTGGGAACAGGTTTAGGTTCACAAGGTTTATTAGATGCATTTGATTTTGGAGGATTTTCTCCGTCTGTAAACTTTATGATGATGCCATTACATGCAGATCTACTTCGTTTACAGGCTATTGAATTTAATGATCAAATACGTAAATCACATTTTTCTTTTGATATACATGGAGATGATATACGTATTTATCCAGTACCTGGTACGCAAGGATCTGCCGCTACTCCATATTTTGGAAAGGTTTGGTTTGAATTCTTGTTTGAAGAACAAAAAAATCAAGATGCATTGTTATTTGGTAATACGGCACTTATAAATGGTGTTGTATCAGATGCATCTAATATACCATATTCATTTCAATCCTACGGGAATATTAATGATATGGGCCGTGCTTGGATATTAAGATATGGTTCAGCCTTAGCAAAAGAAATGTTAGGATTTGTCCGTAACAAATATTCATCTGTGCCAATACCAAATGGCGAAGTGACACTTAATGGTGGAGAATTGGTTTCTCAAGCACAAAGCGAAAAAACAGAATTGATTTCTCAATTAAGAGAATTTTTAGAAAAATTGACAAAAGAGCAAATGTTGACCCGTCAAACAGCTGAAGCAACTCAGATGATGGAATTGTTAGCAAAAGCTCCTTTGCGTATATATGTTGGATAAGGAGTTAGATTATGGCACTTTTTGGAGGAAAACGAGATGCTAGATTTTTAGCTTCTGTTAATTCGGAATTGATCAATGCAATTGTAGATACGGAGATTGAATATTTCAAACTTCAAGTAGAACAAAGCAATTCAAATTTATATGGTGAATCAGAACGAAAAGCATATTTTGATTCAATATTGATTCCATGTTTGATCACAAAAGATGATAAATCGGCTGCAATGGATGATTATGGTCATACATATACACGTACTGCGAAATTTGCATTGTCTAGAGACTTATTGGAACGTGCTACACTTTATCCGGAAGTTGGTGATATCATATTCTGGGATAATGAATATTTTGAAATTGATAATGTTGATGCAAATCAATATTTTACCGGCAAGAATCCAGAAACATGGCCAAATGGTGATGATCATGGTTATAGTGTATCAGTTGTTTGTGATGCTCACGTAACTCGTCAAACTCCATTAGGTATACGCGATATTCGTCGAGGTGGTAATAATGATTTTGGATATAAAGGATTTTAATGGCCAAGAATAGACAAAACATAGATCGTAAAACAAACAAACCCAATCCGCGCCAAACGGAAGGATTATTCAATGATCCAGTACTTAATCGTGCAGAACAAACGCGCCGGGATGATGATGTTATTCGCACTGCAAAGCGATCGGTGTATGATATTGACTTTGCTATTAAATGGTATATTGACAATGAGATTCAACCTCAGATAATGTCTGATCAGACACTGATACCAGTTCCTGTAATTTTTGCAAATGGTGAAAAATGGGACAATGTACGTCGATTAGGATATTTACGTGATGAAAAAGGTAAACTTCAATCACCGCTCATCATGTTGAAACGAAATTCAGTTCAAGAACGTGATAATGATAAGACATTGGATGTTAATCGACAATATCCAGGAAATCATTTTGTGCATAAACAACCATACAATAAACGAAATAGATATGAAGATCAACTATTTCCAATGCCAAACCCACAACGGGCTGAATCTAAAGAAATATATGTAATTGATATTCCAAAATATGTTACTTTAGAATATGAAATGCTAATGTGGTGTGATTTTACCAATCAAATGAATGATTTAGTTGATCAAATGCTTCCCTATAACCGTTACGGTTGGGGAAATGAATCAAATAAATTTCATGTATCATATGGAGCAACTAGTTTCGAAACAGTTAATACGGTAGGAGAAGATCGTTTAGTTCGTGCTACTATTCCAATGACAGTTTTAGGAACCTTGTTATCTGCTCAAGAAACTAGAGTTGAAACATTGAAAAAAATGTATTCAATCAAAAAAGTTTCATTTGATATGATAGTGGATGTAGGAGATTTGAACATATTCTCAACAACTTCGGTACCGCAAAACATTTTACAATTCCAAAGCAATGTGATGAGTGGTGCTAATCTAATGGTTGCATCGGGTGGCTCAAACATATCAATTGATGCAAATGTTATGTCATACTTAACCAGCATTACGGAAAGAACTGCTACATACGTAAATTCAACTACAGTAACGGTTGCTGCTATACCAGCAATTAATCCTGTAACTACATTGTATGCAACTAAATCAGAATTTGATGTATACATTAATGGTCAATATGTTGAAGAAATTGCATATACATGGACGCCAGCTGGCATCGCACCACAAACAATTGTTATAGATCCAAACATATTAGGTTATGAATTTGAATCAACAGATCTGGTAATTGTTAAAGGGAGATGGGCATAATGTCTAAAATTAAAGCATCACAGTTAGCATCGTCATTTTATAGGATTACTGGGTCATTCACCGGTAACTTGAATGGTACTGCATCGTGGGCGTCAAATGCAGTTACGGCTTCGTTTATAACAGCTTCTGGAGTTTATGGGCCATATGGTTCGAACAGTGTTATTTCAGCATCATACGCAGCAAATGCAGGAATAGATACAGGTTCATTGCTTCCTGCATCTACCTTTAATGCATTTACAGCATCATACACAACTGGATCATTTACAGGATCTTTTACGGGAGACGGCTCGGGTTTAACGGGTGTAGTTCCACCTTTAAGTTCTAGTTATATATTTGTTGGTAATGCTAGCAATGTTGCAACCGGAGTGCCAGTATCTGGAGCAATTGCAATTGATAATACTGGATTTACTACATATAAATCACATAGCATTACGTATGATAAACTGCAGTTTGTATCACAACCAGCAATTTTAGGTTCAACAACTGCATCAGGACAAGTTTCGGAAATTCCATTCGTCCCAGCATACCTAACATCAAGCATACCAACAACATTGCTAGATGATACTAACAATTGGGATATCAATGGAAATTATACAGGAACTGCTATATCAGGGACATATCAAGGGCAATCACATTACAATGCAAACTATTGGTATTCGGCAGTTAATGATAACATATGGATACGATTAATTAGAGGATAATAACAAGATATGCCAGCAGTAATATCATATAACGATAAAATAGTTGTTAACAATCCTCCTATAGAACTACTACAAAACGCCGGGGCATACCGTCCAATGTCTGGTAGTATTTCTGAATTAAATAATCTACCGCAAGATAAACGCGTTGCTGGTATGATAGCCAGTACCAACTCTGGAGAAACGTTTTATGTATTGAAGCCGCAACCATGGTCATATACAGATTCAGATTGGCAAGAATTAGCAATTGTATCGAAAACACAAGAAATCAAATTTTCGGATAGAGAGATACCCGCGGGTGTTATAGATTCTGCAAATTGCAATTTCATGCTTCAACATGTTCCTGTCACTGATTCTGAACATGTATACATAAATGGTGTGCTTCAAGATGCTGGCCAGGACAATGATTATTCAATCACTAACAATGAAATCATTTTTACCGAAGCACCGCTAAGTGGGTCTAAAATTAAATGTACATATCGCTACATATAAACTAAAAAAATATTGTTTTTTTTTGTACAGTTTTGCCGAATAAAAAAAAAGTAAAACATATTTATGTAAAAGATATATGAATATATTAATATGAATGATGAATCAACATATAAAACATCAGATTTGTATTTAACAGCCTACCTTAAGATCAAAGGGCACCGGTTCGCAGTAGAAAAATCTGCAAAGAAATCTACTTTCATTTTTCCGACCAGTCCAGAACTATTATCCAATGTAGATGAATATTTAACGGAAACAGGTTCATGCGAACCTTTAGCATATACAAATGCTATAAAGAATCTTAAAAATCTATTGTTTAATAGATAACATGATTCACACTTTTTTATTCATTTAATTCAAACAAAAAGAAAATTTAATTATGTCAACTACAAAAATAGTATTGGACAGACAGTCCGACTTGATCCTAACTAACGCCACTATTACTACGCCATCTGGTCTTGTAATGGCAGATATCTCTGGTTTAGATTCTGCAGTTTTATCTATTGATACTAATGTATCAGATGTGATGTCAGCTGAAGTTTCTAACCGAGTATCAGGCGATGCATCTCTAGCAGCAGTAGTTTCAAACGAAGTATCTCGTGCAGAATCAGCTGAAGATTCATTAGATTCTAAAGTATCAGCTGCTACATCTCGTGCGGAATCTGCAGAAGGTTCATTAGACACTAAAGTTTCAAACGAGACTTCAAGAGCAACAAGCGCTGAAGCATCATTAGCAGATACTATCGCAAACGTGATATCAAATGCTGACCCAGCTGCTTTAGATTCACTTGTTGAAATCGTTAACGCATTTGAAAGTGCTGACGAAGATTTGGATGGAGCTATTACATCATTAGCTACAGGCCTATCAACAGACATTTCTGCAGAAGTATCTAATAGAGCTTCAGCTGACGCTTCTTTAGAAACTAAAATTTCTACCGATTTATCATCAGCAAACTCTTCAATTGATACTGCTGTGTCTACAGAAATTTCTGCAAGAATATCAGACGTTGATGCTGAAGAGTCAAGAGCTGAATCAGCAGAAGCTTCATT